CTTCTATTAATGATTATGTAAATAGAAAATATAATAATTCTTTAAAATATCAAATGGCAACTGAATCATTATATGAAAATATAAAAGCAGAAATGCAATTACCACAAGATGTTTTAACATTTTATGAATTGTTTAAAAAGAAAAACAAAGATATTTTCGTTGTTGGTGGTGCTGTTCGAGATTTTATTATGGGTAAAACACCACATGATTTTGATTTAGTTACAAATGCTTTACCTGATGAAACAAAAGAAATTTTAAAAGATTATAGAACAGATTTACAAGGTGAACATTTTGGTGTAATAAGAGTTTATACAGAAGATGAACCTTTGGGATATGAAATAGCTTCGTATCGAAAAGATATTTCATTTGGCAGAGATAATAAAAGTGAAGGTGAAAAAGTTGAAATTGGAAAACATATTACAATTGAAGATGATGTATTAAGAAGGGATTTCACACAAAACGCTTTATTTTATGATATAGGTAAAAAAGAAATTATTGATTTAGTTGGTGGTGTTGAAGATATTAAAAATAATATTATTCGTGCAGTTGGTAAACCAGAAGAAAGATTTAAAGAAGACCGACTTCGCATTATCAGGGCAATTCGTTTTTCTGCAAGAAGTAATTCAAAAATAGATGAACAAACTTCGGAAGCTATTAGAAAAGATAATAGATTACGTAATGTTTCATCTAAAGAAGATGTGTCACAAGAAAGAATTATTGATGAAATTATAAAGAAAATGTGGGATTTTTGCGAAAAGAAAAATGATATTAAAGCTTGGCAAAGATATTTTAAATTATTAGTGGAATTTGATTTATTAAAAGAAATGTTTCCAAATGTAAAAATAAATAACGATGTTCAATATATTGAAACTCTTAATTTACAAATTACATTTACAACATTATTTGAAGATAATGAACCAACTCTTAATTTTGAAAAAACTTTAATTAGAGATTTTAAATTATCAACTAAAATAGTAAATAATATAATATTTTTATTAATATATTTAAGAAATGCTGGTAATGTTGATAATGTTTTTATGCTAAAGAAAAAACAAAATCAATATAATATATCTAATGTTATAATAAAAGAATATTCTGATTTAAATGGTATTGGTAAAAAATTTACAGATAAATTTTTAGAATATGAATTATCTATAAGTGGTGAAGATGTTATGGCTGATGGTTTTAAAGGTGTTGATATTGGTGTTGAACAAAAAAGAAGAGAAACTGAAATATTCAATAATCTTTTAAATGAAAATTATATTTTTTAAATGAAATATATTAAAACATATGAATATTTTAATGTTGATGAATTATCAAATTTAAAAACATTTAAACAAAGAAAAGATTTTGTTCAAAGTGAATTAGTAAAAACAGGTATGTCTACATCTAAATATCCACAAGGAACAGCTAGGAAAATTTATCCATTAAAAGATAATAAAGTTCTTAAAATGGCTAAAAACCCAAAAGGTATTCAGCAAAATTTAACTGAAATAGAAATTGGTACTGATAAAGAATTTTCTGATGTAGTTTCCAATGTATCAAAGTATGATGAAAAAGGAAATTGGTTAATAGCAGAAAAAGCAATACCCATGACAGAATATAAATTTGAAGAATTATTAGGATATCAAGCAGATGGTTTTTTTTATTGGTTAAGGTTTTCTGATGGAGAGTTAGGTAAATTTTACAATAAACAAACTTTTGCATTAAAAATTAAAAAAATGATTGAAAAATATGATTTAGATAGATTTGATGTAGCTCAAATTACATCATGGGGTTATATCGGAAATAGAGTTGTTTTAATTGATTATGGTTTAACAAAACACATAGCCAGAAAATATTATAAAGTAGATTATTAAAAATTAAATATATCAATATGATATTAGAATATAAAGAATTTGTCAATAATTTAATAAAACCATTATATCATTTTACTACTATATATAATTTATATAAAATTTTAGAATTTTATAAAGAAAAGAATGAATTACAATTAATACCACCAACATCTGGTATAAAAAATTTATCATTTACAAGAAATTTTAATATGAAATCTACAGAATTGAGAGTTGATAAAAGATGTGTAAGACTTACTGTTGATTTTAATAAATTAAACAATATTTATAAAATAAAACCATATTTAGATACAAGATATAAAGACGATAGTGAAAGAGAAGAAAGAGTTTATTTGAATAGTAATCATGATTATACACTTTTAAACAAAAGTATTATTAGAATAGACATCTTAAAAGAACCTGTATTTGACGATAGTTTATATGGAAATTTAAGGTCTTATTTATTTGAACCAAATGAATATGTTGATGATTATGATGAAATAAAAATTAAATATAAAGAATATTTAAATAAAATAATAAATTTAAATATTACTGATATTCCTATTTTTATTATTGATAAATATAAACCTGCAACATTTATTTATAATAAATAATCTGTTACCAATTTTTAGCTGAAATAATTATCCACTGTGTATCTAAAGCTTTTTGAATTTCATTCTTAATGTTTTTAATATTGTTACCTTCAGAATTAAATATAACAACATCAGGTTGATTTGACCAGCCAAATTGTTTACCTGTTCTAACTCTTTCTGCACCAGCTTTTTTAGCAGCTTCTTTTATTTTTTCGATATCATATTTATGAGCATTGAACCATGATGACCAATTAACATAATATTGGTTTTTATTATCTTTATTTTCTAATATAAATTCATTAAATTTAGAAATTTTCATAATATTATACATTATTTTTAAACTATATATTAAAAAAATAATATATAAATATATTATGAATAGAAAATATAAAGAAATAGAATTTCAGTGTTATAATACTGATTATCCAGAAGGAACAATAAAACTTTTACAACTTAAAGCTTATAATGTTTTAAAAGGTATTGAAGGTATTTTACCTTATATGCAAGATTTTTCAGATGATAACCATGAAGAAAGAAGTTTAGCCGTTATTATATTAGATTATAATAATAGTAAAAAATTAGAAGAAAAAATTATAAAAATTGGAAATTCTTTTAATTTAAATTTTGATCTTAATAATGAAGTTGAAGAATGGAAAATAAATGAAATTTTAAGGGGTGGATTAGATAATTTATATATTCCAAATTTTAAAAATGTTATAAGTTATGATTTTGATGGTGTTTTACATAAATCTGTAATAGGTACACATCCAATTAATTATTATGATTATAATACATGGACACCCAATATGGATATAATAAATGATATAAAAATAAAATCAATTAAAAATAAAATTGTTGTTGTTTCTGCAAGAAATATGGATATGATACCTGCTATGTGGAGTTTTATAAAAAAACATAATATACAAATATCAGAAATATTTACAACTGAAAATGATTATATAGATAAAGTTGAAGTATTAGAAAACATTGATGCAATGATTCATTATGATGATTATATTATATATAAACAACAAATAGAACGTGCAGGTATAACATTTATTCATGTTAAGAATTCTTAATAATTTTTAAACAAATTTCTTTTTTGTTAATATAATTTAATAAGTGAGTACACTATTTAAATATAGCAATTTTAATGAACTATCTGAACAATATAGATTTTTAAAAGAATCTTTTATTATAAATTGTAGAGATGGTTTAAAAGTTATTTACACTACGATAAATAACTGTTTTTCTGTTTTAGATAAAAAAGATTATTATATATATTTAAATTATTCAAATTTAATTAGATATTTTTTATTTGAATTTTTTGTTAAATACAAAGGTGATGATGTACATATAAATGAGATAGTTCGTTTATTAAAAACGGAAAAAAGAAATAAAAAATTGAATATTTTAAAATTTATAATAGAAGATGAATTTTTATATAAAAATATAATTAAAAAGTATTATCCAGAAAAAGATGTTTTTAATCTTGAATCAAGAAATTTAAATCTTTTAAATCATATATTTTTTCATAAAGAAAAAATATTCAATGAAGAAAATATAATTAAATTAATAAAAAGGGCTATAAAAAATGTAACTATATCTGCTGAAATAAACATTATTGAAAAATTAAATTCAGGTATAATAAATGGATTTAAAGCAAAAGAACCTACAATACAAGATAACAATTATGGTATAGATTTTTGGTTTGTTAATACTCAAAATAATTCTAAATTTCCAATTAAATTTATAAATATACCAGAAAGAAGTGAATTTAATATAGTTAATCATAATGGTATACATAAAATAATAATAGATGATATTAAATCAAATATAAATAATTATAAGAATGGTGTAAATGCAATGAGGTATAATTATATATTATTATTTCATAATAATACATTAACTTTCATAAATACAAACCCAATTGAAGAAATAAATAATAGAAAAAATGATAAATGTGTATCATTAATATTTGATTGTCAGAAAGTTAAAAATAGTGATGATATTAAAAAATATATTAAAAAATATACCATTTAATTTTTTTATGTTATAATTTTTATGTAATTTTGTTCTATAAATAAAAAATTATGGAACAAATTAAAGGACATTATTTATCAAACGAAGATGCAAAATCATTTTTACTTGCTGGTAAATGTATAGCAACCTTTTTGAATTCCGAATCTGGAAATAGGTACACTTATAAAATAAGTAAGAAAAAGAATTCTGAAAGAGATATTTATTTTGTTAAAGTACTGACAGGTGGTGATAATAATTCAGATTATACCTTTTTTGGTTCTATTTATAATAATCAATTTAAATGGTCACAAAAATCTTCAATTAAAGAAGATGCTAATAGTGTAAAGGTGTTTAATTATGTCTTTTCAAAATTATTTCAAAATAAACTTGATAATAGAATTCAAATTTGGCATGAAGGTCTTTGTGGTAGATGTGGTCGAAAACTTACAGTACCCGAATCTATATTAAATGGAATCGGGCCTGAATGTGCTAAGAAGCTGAAAATCAGCAAATAAAATAAAAAGCCACTATTTAGTGGCTTCTTTTTCTTCTTTTAAAAAGTTTTTAAATTTATCAACAAAAAATTTTTTTCTTAAAAAAGCAGCTTTAAACTTATTATCTTTATATGTTTCTTTTGCTTCTATTTCCATATTTTTTATTTCTTCTTCTGATAATGTGGATAAGTAACCCCTAAATTGACTACTTTTCATGGTGTCATATACATCTTGTATATCTTTAACTTCATCAGATACATCAAGTTTATCTGTTTTTATAATATAATTTATACCATCTATATTTTTAGAACCAACAATAGTGTCTGCTACCCAAAATCTTATTTCTTCTAAAGTGTTTCTTGAACCACCACCAGTTGTTCTACCATTTTTTAATTCATCAATATCATAATATTCACCATGAATATTTTTCTTTTTTGTAATTATAATAGAATATTTACCACCTTTTGTTGAAGCTTCAAATACTATTTCACCATTTTCTACATTTTCGTTTATAAATTCTAAAAAGTTTTTCATAATCTAATTTTATTTTTTATAAAGATAATAATTTTTTATATATTTCTATATATTAAAAATAAACTTCTTAAATTTTTTATGATATAAATTAAAAATAAATATATAATTATGCTTTTAATATTAGAAATTATTTTAACTATTGTAGCTTGGAGAAAAGGATGGAGATGGAATTCTCTAATTCCTGTAGTTTCAGCTATGGTTATTGGATTCTTATTTGGAATAGGTATTGGTTTAAGTGGTATTAATGTTGATGATGCGAAAGGATTTGCAATTATTATTGATATACTTGCAACCGTTGCATTAATTGTAATGTGTATTAAAAAACCAAAACAAATTAAATCTGATGTTGTTTCTGACGAAACAAAGAACTAAACAAAAAGGAGATTTTTTAATCTCCTTTTTTTATTTTTTAAATATTTAAAAATTAATATATACTTATATTATAAAAAAAATATTTAATATGGAAAAACATATAGCAATAACATTTAGTGATTTTATCAATGAGAATATTAAAGATAATTCAACCGATTATACAAAAACCATACATAAATCAATAAAGAACTTACCTATAAACCAAAGAATTATATTACTCGATAAAATTATAAATCATGAATTTGAATATTATGATAATACAGAAGCTATAATGGATGCTCAAATAATTAAAAATGAGTTATTACAATTTTTAGCCATAAAAAATAAAATGGATAATACATCTAATGTCGATGAAAAACAAATTAGTTTATATAAATATTACATAAATAAATATGATATAGATGTTAATGATATTTAAAAATTAAAAATAAATATAATCTCCATCTAAATTTCCATTTATATTCTTAATAAACCCCAATTTTTCGTAAAATGCTGTTAATCTATTAATATCAGAACCATATAAATCTGATATATTTAAAGTTAATTTTATATTATTTTCTTCACAAAAATCTATTATAGTTTTCATAACTGATGTACCAACACCAAGATTTCTTTTTTTCTTTTTAACTATTATTTTTTGTAAAAATATATAATATTTATAATTATTATCAATATTTATCTTATATAAAATTTGAACATCAATTAAACTATCTTTTAATGTTTTAAAAAATATTTTTATTTCGTTTTTTGATAAAATTTCCATTCATAATTATATTATTTTACAAACCCAAATAATTGATATTCCATTTCATCTAACATATAATGAACTTTATTCATAATTTTATACTTATCACTATTATTTAAGTGTTTAATACTATTTTCTATCTCATATATAAATTTTCTTGTTTTTCTCTCTAATTTATCTAAATCGTATCTTTTTTTATTTTCTCTTTCTTTAGAATATTTACTTAAAATTGATTTAAATTTTAATTCTACATTTTTATAATTGAAATCTTCTGCTTTTGTAATTAGAGTTTTTTCTTCCATAAATTTATAATTATTATTTTTTATAATTTTTTTGAGGTTTGCTGGAATTTTATTAAATTTACATCTTACATAATATTATTTTTTATAAAAGTTTAAAAAATAAAAATATTTTTTTCACAAAAATTATATATAAAAATAAATAAAAAATAAACACAAAAAACATGAATTTTTTTAAAAAATATTTAATTTTATTTAGTGGTATAATATTCTTTTTAACAGTTGCTGCTTTAATTGTAGTTAGTGTATTATTAAAGAAGCAGATAGAAACAAATAGCTTATTAACACAAAAAGTGGATAGTTTAGCAAAAGTTGATTATGATCAAAAAAGATTAATAGATAATACAGAATTGTTGATTGTTAAAATTATTAATACGAAAGATTCCACTATTAACATATTAAATGAAAATATAATCTTCAACAGAAATCTTTATAAATTTAATTGGGAAAATGTTTGTTTTTGGGTAGATTATTATAATATTAAAAATCCAGATATCGTAAAATCACAAATTTTATTAGAAACAGATTTTCTTACTTCTAACATTTGTATATACAATCATAATTTATTTGGAATGAAACATCCAAGAGCTAAAGGTAGAAAAAGTTTAGGTACTTTTAGAGGTCATGCTGTATATAATAGTTATATAGAAAGTATAGAAGATTATAAAATCTGGCAAGATAGATATTATAAATATGATAAATTGGATTATTACACGTTCTTAAAAAAAGTGGGTTATGCAGAAGATAGAAGATATATAAATAAATTAAAAATGATTGAGAAAACTTATATAAAAGAAAAGAAAAGAATTGATTAAAAAAACTTACTAATAAAAAAATATTTATTTTTATCAATTAAACTACAATAAGTTTTCTTTATCCCTTGTTTTATTGGTGTTTTAGACATCCAATCTAATCTTTTAACTTCTCTTTTGTAGTTTATTTTTTTATAGTTATTATAATTGTGGTTATCAATAAAGAAAATATCTCCGTTATAATCTAATTCTGTTTTTATTAATTCAGCTAAACTTTTAATATTAATATTAGAACCTGTTCTTAAATCAACGATAGTATTTGTTTTATAATTCATCATTATATGTATACAAGCATTAGCTAAATCATCATTAAATATAAAATTAACTTTTCTATTATTTTCTATTTCAAAATATAAATTTTGTGTGTGATAAATTTTACTTTCGTGGATTCTTCTTATAATCTCTGAAAATATACAACAGGAATTATAATCATAATTATCATTTAAACCATAAACTTCATCTATTAAAATAGATATGACTTTATCATTATAGTTATTCAAATAATTATCATCTTCGTCTAATCTTAAAAAATTCATTATTTTTTTTGCACCAGATTGAACAGAATATTTTATTAAATTGTCTTCATATTCTGTATTTATATCAGATATAAAAACATATTCTGGTTTTGTTGCAAAAATAAATTGCTTTAATTCATTATCATTTTTATAATTAAGATTATACAAATGAATTAAATTTACATATTCATGATTTTTTAATTTTTCATAAATAGGGTGTCCTATAACATCGTTGTTATCGACAATTAAAATTCGACTATTTTTATTCATTAAAAAGAAAAAGGATTTTTTATCCTACAAAAAGGAATATTTATATGTATATATTAAAAAATGTGGTTCTAAAAATAATAAATTAATATTTTTTTATTAAATCATAAGCATTTTTTAATAACTCATTATTAATTTGAAATTTATTAATTTCTGGATAGTTCAAATATTCATATAATTCTATGGTGTATTTTAATCTATTAATATTTTCTTTAATATCATCTTTACTTAAAGTATTAACATTATTAAAATATCCTAATGCTAATTCTATTTCACTTTCAACCCAAACTATCATTGAACTATTAGTATTCATAATATTATTCTTTTTCGTATTTTTTTAATATTTTTAATTCATCTCTAACTTCATCTTCAAAATATTTGAATATAAAATCTAAATCTTTATCAGAAAAATATTCATTATATTTTTTAAATAATTCTACTTCTTTATTTGTAAATTTATTATTTTTTATTTTTTCTGTTTTTGTCCAATACCATGATGGTATATTTGACATTTTATTAAAATAATTATACCAGACATCTAAAGCAGAATCTTTATCTATAAATTTAGAATTAAAAAAATCAGCTTGAAGTGGATATTTAGCTGCAAATTTTCTATTGATGATAAAAAAGAATTTCTTTTTATCCTCATCAGTTAATTTATAATAATTATTTCGATTTTTAAAAATAAAATCTACAATGTGTGTGAAATCAATTTTATCATTCATCTTTAAATAGTTCTTCTAATTTATATTTTCTTAATTCTTTTTCATCTTTAATTTCAATAATATCTAAAATATCTTCAAAACCTCTATATCTAAAACTACTTTCAAAATATTCATGTTTAAATTCTTGCATAATATTTAAAAATGTATCGTGATTTATATATTCTTTATTATGTTCAGTTTTATTAAATATTAAATCATAAACTATACCTTTAGTTGTAAAAGAATTGATATCTGATGGTTCTTTACTATCTTTATATTTTGAAAAATTAGCTTTCAATACTAAAAATTCATTATAAGATATTGTTATCTCATCATTTATTACAACATATTTTATTTTTCTCATAGATAAATATTTTAAAGTGTCTTAGGATAATACATATTTGTATAATAAACATAATCATCATATGTTATACCCAATTCTTTATAAATTCTTTTTATTCTTAAATCATTTAATTTTCTTGCAATAATATTAGGAATTATAATTAAAACTAATAAAACAGCAAATATGAACGTTGGAATACCAATAATTATTTTAGAAAAATTAAACATTGTACTAAAAAAACCAAGAAAAAATGTTACTGTTAATATTATTAATAAATATTTTGTTAAATATTTTTTATTTTTATTAATAATATCATTAAAATAATCATAAAAAAAATGTATAAATTTACCAGCTTTATACTTATTATAAACAATATCAAATTCTTCTTTTGTTATTATTGAATTCATAATTTTTTAATTTTTTTTAAGATATAAAACTATCTTTTGTTACTCTATATATGACATCATTATTTTTTGTTAAAAATATAGCAAAAATTTTAATATCATCTTTTAATTGATTTACATCAAAAACATTAGAAACTGGAATTTTATAATCACAATTTAATTCAGGTGTTCCATTTTTAAGTGTTATAGTTGGATTGGTTATACCTAAATCATCTATTATTGTTACGTTTTTATTTTTAAATTCATCAATTTTATTAAAATAATCTTTTAATAAATTTAATTCTTTCCCATAAAAACCTTTTCCTAATGTCGATCTTTCTTCTTGTTCTAATAATAATTCTTTAATTTTCATAATTTTTTAATTTTTTTAATAATTTTTCTTTTTCTTTTGGTGTTATATTTATAGTATCCATTTTAGTACCCATCCACCCACAATCTAAACATTTACATTTTTTATTTTCATCAAGTAAAAAATATCCTTTATCATCTTTTAATATATTATCTGATAAACAATTTCCACAATATGAATATGTTGTATCAGATTCTGAATTGCATCTTTTGGCTATTAAAAAATGTAAATTATTCATTATATTATTATAGTTAAAAAATATTTAAAAGTTTAAAAAGTTTAAAAATCATTATCTAATATTTTATTTAATTCTTCCAAATCATCAGAAAAAGTAACATTTTTATATCCATATAAATCCATCAAATTTCCAGTATACAAATAATATATAAATGCAGTAAATATTTTTAGCATACTAAATTCTTCAACTAATGATTTTATATTATAATATTTATGATATTTTTCTGAATATTCATCTTCAAATTGTAATAAATATTCATCAAATATAGTTAAAGAATTAAATTGTTGTTCGGTTGTATCTAATTTATATTTAGATATATTTTGAGCTTTTGTTTGATAATCTTTAGATTTTTTTGCCTTTTCAACATTTTGATATAATATATCTTTAATATCTTTTTCTGTTAAATTTGGTTTAACTTTAGATAAATTGTCAACAATTGTGTGTTCAATTTTTTTAGATACAGTTGAATATGAATTTTTCAACACTTTAGTAAAATAATCTAATAAATCTTCTCTAAATTTATTATTGAAACTATCAAAATCTTTTTCTTCTTTTTCTAATTTTCTAATTTCACTTTTAACAACAGAAAAATCATTATTTTTTAATAAATAATATTTATTTTCCATTTCCACTTCATATAACATAGAAGTTAATGTTGCACCTTCTCTTTCTAATTTTTGCCAAAAATCATCAAATTCACCAGTTTTTTTAACATAACGATCAATAAAATATAATTTTTTATTATATTCATACACCGAAACAAAGACTTTTATTGCATCTTTACCAATTTGAAGTAATAAATTGTTTTTATTTTTTATTAAAATATCTTTTATATCTTTCTTTAGTGTATATTCAACCCATTCTGAATTAGGATTTAATGCATAATCTCTTTGAATATTTTGCATAACACTCCTTGGTATACCAAGAGATGTTAATGAACTCTTTTCTAATAAAAAATGTTTATAACTATAAATCATTATTAATTTAATAATTTCTTTAAAGATATATATTTAATTTTAAAAACACAAAATTTTTTTATTTTATTTTTATTTATTATCTTTGTATTGAAAACTAAACACATTTAATTATGATTAAAGTTATAATAATAACAGTTATTTTCTACATTTTGCTCTCTATTATCAGCAGAATGAAGTTTTTGTGGACATTTATTGGTATTGTTGTGCTTGTTTTTTTGGTTTATAATTTATATCAAATAGGCACAAATCCAGAAAAAATTGCTTTTCAGGAACAATTATCAAAATCAACAATAGTCATTGATTGTCAGTCACATAACTTCTATGTTGATATGTATGAAAATGGTAATTATGAAAGACAAAAATCTGATTATCTGATAGATGATATTAGTGTTGAACGATTGAATGATTTTGGTACTATTACAATAAATAATCCTGCTCATAAAGAATTTAAATCTAAAACTTTTAAAAAAGGTGAAATAACATTTGAAAATATTAATTTTTATAGAATAAATGATGAATCTAATCATGCTAAAATGTGGCTTGATACAGATTCTTCTGATGATAACATGTATAATTAGAAAAATATGAAATTTTTTGGACAAGAAAAAGAATACACATGTGGATGTGCTTGCGTTAGGATGGCTATTAGTCATTTTACTAATGATATACCAACTGAAAATGAACTGGAAATTATTCTTGGTACTAACAATAAAACTGGTACTAATTTCAATAAAGTTATAGAATATTTTCAATCATTAAACTATGATGTTATATCAGAAAACAACTCTAACATCAAAAGAGTTAGAGAATTACACAAAAATGGATATGTTATTTTGATGGCTATTTCTATTGATGTACCACATTTTACAGTATATAATGGTGATAATAATAACAGTATATATTTTTTTGATCCTTATTTTGGTGAAATATCAAGACAGTTAAAATCTTTTATGTCTGATTACACACCATTTCCTTTATATAGATGGAGAGTTAAAGCAAAAGAATTTATTAAATATTATCCTGATGTTGATTTTTCAGAAGATGAAAGTAATAAATTTTTTATTGCAGTAAAATTAAAATAATGAAAGATAAAGTATTCATAGAAGGAATTGAATTACAAAAGGCAATAGGTATGTGTAAAGATTGTTTCTTATATAAAAATTCTAGTGATTGTGCTTTTATGTTTTCTTGTCATGCTGGATATTGTTATAAGAAAAAATCTGATTTAAGAAAAGAAAAACTCTTAGAAATTAATAAATGATGAAAGATAAAATAATCAAAGATGGTATTGAATATTATAAAGTAATAGGTAACTGTAAAAATTGTTCATTATATAATGAATTTAGTTATATGTTTAATAGTTGTTATTACAATTATAGATGTAGTGGTGATTTTTGTTATAAGAAAAAATCTGATTTAAGAAAAGAAAAAATTGAAAATATATTAAAATAAAAAACCCACTAAAAATAGTGGGTTTTGTATTTAACATAATACACGCAATAGTGTTCACAATTTAGTTTTCATCTACATTAAAAAAGTCATCTACAGATTGATCACCATCATTGTTATCAAAAAATGAATCATCACTTGCTGTTGATGCTGCAGGTTGTTTTGATGATTCTCTTGAAGCTGCACCACTAACTGAACTTGATGCTGAGAAAATTTCACCACCAGTTATGAAAGAAACTAATTTATTAACTTTATCAGTTGTTTCATCATCCCAAGGCTTTGCTTCAAATTCTTCAAGATCATGTTCTCTTTTTAAAAGAAATTCTTGCAAAAACTTTTGAACTTTAGGATTAGTAATAATGTTTTTCTTATGTTCATCACTGTATTCAACAGGGATAGCCTTACCATTAATTTTAATGGGTTCTTTTTCTAAAAACTGACTTGAATCATAATTTGGGAAAGTTCCTTCTGGTGTTTTATTTTCCTTAATAATTAAACGGAAATCTTTACCATTAGCAAGGTCAAAAACATTACATTTCTTACCATCTACTTCACCCTTCCACTGAGCATTGATTTTTTCTCTAATTTTATAACCATAAGAATAAACCATAACTTTACCATTATGTTCAGGATGTTCTTCATCATTAATTATATAAACATAACTATAATATTTTGTGTTACGTTTAAGTAATTCTGATTTTTCAATATCAGCAGCATTTTTTGATTTAGACAAAGACCAATATGTAGAACATAATGGACAATCTTTTTCAAGATTTTTCTTGCAATCATAATAACCAGCTAAATCGGGTTGATTTTGTAATTTTACATAATGAAGATGTTTTTCAATAGCAGATTCGCCTAATGTACCATCTTTCTTCAAATTTTTCAAAAATCTAAGAGTAACTTTATAACCAGCCCTCTTATCTTTTGCATCTTCTAATGATGGTCTGTAAATACCATCAGAATTTCTTGTTTTTGGATTTAAAAATCCCATAGTTGAATCGTCTTCAACATCAAATAAACTTGTACTTTTCTTTAATTCTTCGCTCATAATGCTAATAATTTTTTTTTGTATGCCTTTAAATAGATTTTATTCCATTTTTATGCATTTAAATTGCTTTTTATTGCCAATTTTAAATTTATATTACACTTTTTTGAAAAAGTTTAATATATTTAATCTATATATTAATAATTTATTTTAAAATATTCTTTACTATGCATTTACAAAATAAAATAAATATTAAGTTTTAGATTTTTACTATTTAATATATAATAAAAAACTGATTTTGTTTATATGATTTCAAATAAATCTAATGCTGTAAAAATTTTACCAAAAATAGAAAATAAAGATAGTTATATAAAAATATACACTAATGTAAATAATTATTATGAAGTTGGTGATAAAGTGTATATTTGTTCATATGATGTTAATGATGTTAATTCAGATTTAGATAATTATTTATATTATTTAAAAAATAGTGGTGAAACTGTTCAAGGTATTTATTATTTAAATATAGATGGTGAAATATATTTACAAGGATATGATATTTTAGAAATTGATTCTAATAATGGTATTGTATTAAACAGAAAAATTACATCTATTTCAGATCAAAATAATTTAACACCAGATAATTTTTTCATTTCAAAAACTTATATTATGAATGGATTAATAAATCCAACAACAACTACCATTAGTGTGAATGGTGCTATATTTAAAAGTGTTAACTTATCAGGTGAAACAAAAGGTGATATAAATTGGGTTCAAGGTATAATACTTGGTGGTAATATAACAAATATGAAAATAACTGATAAATATTATCATTCTTATTTAACAACAAACACACAACTCGACATTAATAATAATATCATATCTAATTATACTTTTAATAATAATGGATATGGTTTTAGTATTTTTTCTGGTAATACAACAACACCAATATTCTTTTTTGATACTAATTTTGATAATGGATATTTTTATAATTGTACTATAAATGGTTATTCAAATAATAATCCAGAAAATTTTGAAAATATAAATAGTGGTTATTTTAGTAATTCTAATATTTATAAAAATTTTAAAATAAATAATGGATATTTTTATAAGACATCTATATATAGTTTAGAAACAATTTGGAATAATGGTACTTTTGATCCAGTTGATAGTTCAACAATATTCACACCGATAATTTGGAATAATGGAATTTGGAATAGTTACAACACACCACCAAATTTAATATGGTATAATGGTCGTTTTAATGGTAATACTTTTTCAAATACATGTATCTGGAAAAATGGAAATTTTAATGGTGATGTATTTGAAGGTTCTGTTTGGAATACTGGTTCTTTTAATAAAGGTGTATTTAATGCTTTAGTTTGGGATAATGGAGAATTTAATAATGGAACTTTTTCATCTGGTGTAACATCATCACTTTGGAAAAATGGAACATTTTATAATGGAACATTTACAGGTAGGTGGATTACTGGTAATTTTTTAGATGGTGATTTTAATGGTACAGAATGGTCTGGTGGCACTTTTAATGGTGGATACTTTAACACTGGTAATTGGCATGGTGGCGATTTTATAAATGGAAATTTTAATGGTGATAATTGGTTTAATGGTTATTTTTATGGTGGTATTTTTACTGAATCTAAATGGTGGTATGGTACATTTTATAATGGTGATATCATAAATACAATTTGGTATGATGGTATATTTAAATTTGGAAGACTTTTTTCTGTAACTTGGAAAAATGGAACATTTTATAATGGAATATCAACAAACACAGATTTTGTTCAAGTAGATTGGAAAAATGGTGTTTTTAATTCTGGAAATTTTGGAACAATAGATACAATAACTCCTATTTATTGGAAAGATGGCTCATTTAATAACGGTGTTTTTTCATCTGGTGGTACATTTATAAATGGTGTTTTTTATGATGGTATATTTAAAGGTACATGGAATAATTCAGGTAATAATATTTTTTATAAAGGTGATTATTCAAGTGCTGTTGTACCACCAAGTAATCCTATTAACAGAGAATATATACCATATCAAAAAGAACAAATTGTTAGAAAATTAAATAAACAAATAAGACCAAGAAATGTATTAGGAATTAGAAAAATTTATTCTTAATATACTCCTGATTTTTAATATATAATAAAAAATAAATTTATAATATGAATAAAGGTTTATTATCTTTTTTAAAAAAAATTTGGGATTTTATAAAAAATCCAACTAATAGAACACTTGTTTTATTTTTAGGTATCATTATTTTATTTATCTTATTGTTAGGTCAATGTTCAAGAATAAATAATTTGAAAGATCAATTATCATTTGATAAACAAAATATTGCAGCATTAAATGATACTATTAAAAAAGTTAAAAATAAAGCTGGAGAATGGCAACAAGAAAAACTCGCTTTTATTTCAACTAAAAAAGAATTAGAAAAATTAAATAAAGAACTTAGTGATGAATTAAAAAAACAAAAAGGTGATGTTATTTATATTTCTAATTTATATGCTGTTTTAAAATCTGATTATGATAAATTATATAAAGAAAATAAAACATTAAAAGATTCTTTATCTGAATATATAACTTCCGATGGTGATACTGCTAATGCTTTAAATTGGGATTTTTCAAAACAATATGATAAAAATAATTATAGAATCATTAAAGGTAAAACTAAATTTTATGTAGATAAAAAAGGTCAAATTTATTCTCTTGGTTCTGATTTAGATAAATATGAAATGGCTTTTAATATAACAACAGGATTAAAAGAACAAAAAATAGATGGAGAAAAAAAATTAATAATTTTTGTGAAATCTAATTATCCAGATTTAACATTTACAAACATTGAAGGTGCTATTGTAGACCCAAAAAAGAGTGACGTACTTAAAAGTTTAATAAAACAAAATAAAGTTGTTGTTGGGCCACAACTTGGTGTTGGTGTTGGTTATGATGGTAGTTCATTTAAACCTATGGTTTATGTGGGTATTGGTGTTCAATATAGATTGTTTGGTTTTTAAAAAAATATTTTATTTGAATGAAATATTGTTTTACATCTGGTGATTGTGATATTTATGCAATAGCATTACATAGGATATATGGATATCCAATATATGTAGTTAGAGGATATTATGAAGAAGATAATGAAGAATTTTATGAAGATTCACATATAGTTGTTAAAAAACCTAATGGATTATTTTTAGATTTTAATGGTGAAAATTCAGAACAAGATTTAAAAAATAATTCATATTTTGAAAATAAAATTAAATATATAAATATTGAAGAAATTTCTGAGGAAGAAGCAAAATATACATTTTCATCAGAAAATCAAGAAAAAAAAATAAAAGAAGTTATAGATTTAATAAAAAATAAAAAAAATAAAATGTATAAAAATCTTAAAACATTTGAACAATTTTCTCATGAAATAGAAGATAATTGGGATGGTATATCACCAGAAGTGAAAAAAGAATCTCTTGAAAGAATAGAAAAAGAGAAAAAAGATTTATTAGAAAGAATAGAATATGATTATAAACAAGGAAAAGATATAGAAAAATATATTATTGGATATGTTATTAATATAGGTAATGAATTTTCTCCTAATATAGAAAGTGTTGTATTTGGTAAAGTTTTTCCAACAGAACAAAAAAATGTATCATGGGTTTTAAGTGAAAGTGTTGGAGATTCTTTTCAATGGTTTAGATATAATAATAATGTTATAAGAGTTGATACTTTACCTTATTATAAAAAAGCTGTAGATAAATATAGAAAATTACAAGATATTAAAAATTATAATAAAAAATGAACATTTTATTTTAATATATACTAAAAAAGAAATATAAAAATATGGAAAATTTAACAAAATTTGAACAATTTAAAAATAAAAAGAATGGCACAAAACTTAATGAAGGTGTTGTAAAAATAGGCAATAGTTACGTTGTAAGTGACATTGAAGTACCTGCATCTTTAGTTAATTCTTATATTAAAAAAGTAAAAGATGAAACTGGAAAAAATTTAAGAGAAATGTTTTCTGATCAAGATGTAGTATTTAGAATTATTAAATATTGTGTAGATAATTATTTACAAATTGATAATTTACCTGCAAGTATTGTAACTGGTGAAGATGTAGCTGAAGAAGTAGAAGTTCAAGATACACAAGCACAAGAACCTATACAATCACAAGATTCACAAGCAGAACCAGTTCAAACTGATGCACAAGGTCAAGCACAAGGTCAAGCACAAGGTCAAGCACAAGGTCAAGCACAGCCACAAGCTGCACAAGGTCAAGCTGCACAAGGTCAAGCTGCACAAACAGCACAAGAAATTCCAGCTACTGAAACTGGTACACAAACACAAGAGATTTAATATATTAAATTATAAATAAAGCAGAAATCAACGTTAAATACGTTGATTTTTGTTTTTATAAACTTTAATATAAAAATTTAATATATAATAAAAAATAAGATTTAATATGAGTATAATTAAAAAATTTAATGATTTCAATAAAACAACTGAAAGTTCTATATTAAAAGAACCAGTTGAACAATCATTAAATATGAAAGAACCTACTATTAAATCTTCTGATAGAACACCTAACCCAAGAATTAAAAGAAAAGAAAATAGTTCAACAATAAAAAAACCATTAATTGAAAAACCAACAATAAAAAATCCAGTTATAAAGGTTGAAAATGTTGAAAATAAAAATAAAGAAGATAAATTGACAGAATTATTTAATAATATTGAATTTATTAATAAAGTAGCTATATTTAAAGATACTATACATGCTAAAGATGCTTATTTATTTTTAGAATCTGCAAAAATAGATAAAAATAAACTTTGGTATTTTATCATGGATAGAAACGAAGATACTATTCAGGTAGTTAAATATAATAATAAAGAAGGTTTTATATTAAATGAATTTGTTGATGAATTATTTAAATATTATAAAACTAATAAAGTTATAGAAAAATATATTACAGAAAATTTAAAAATTTCTGGTGGTAAAGAATTTGTAGTTATTTCAAACATTTCTCCAATACTTAAATCTATATTAAAAACAGATTTAGTAAAATTACTTTCAAAATAATGAAACATCTTAAATTTTTTGAAGAATATCAAATTATTGATCAAAGAAGTGAAATATTAAATAATTCATTTAATTTTACTATGAAAGATTTTGATGAATTGATTAATTATCTTAAAGATGAATATAATAAAAATTCAGATAATTATGATTATATAATAAGTCGAAAAAATATATTAATGAATTTATTAAAAACAAATTATTCATTTGATAATACAGGATTATTAATTGGAATAGAAAATTTTCCAAATCAAATAAAATTATATAGAATAATTGATAATTTTTTAGAAAATATTGATACAAAATGTTTGGGTAGATGTTGGTGTTATAGTAAAGAATATTTAAAAACTGATGATTTTCAAAATAGTGTGGGTTTCGATAAAGAAAAACCTTGGTATGTTATTGAAGCAGTTTATACTAAAGATGATATAGATATATATGAAACAATTTATATGCAACTTGTAAATTCTGGTGAAAGGGAAATAACATTAAAAGATAAATGTATAAAACCAATAGAATATAAAATAATAAAATATGAAAATTTTAATTAATAATATCTAAATAATATACACCTTTTTTCTCATTTAAAATGTATTTTTTATTTTTAATTTATATATTTAAATTTCAAAAAAATATACGACTTTTTAATATATAAAATAAAAATTAATATATCTAAATGTCAACAGATAAAAAAAGAATAGGTGTTACAT